CATTAATATCATCGCGCCAAATTCGGCCATTATGCTTTCTCCATGAAAACGACCACTTCACACTTTGAGGCCGGATAGCGCTATCAGCTCGCGACATGGCCTCGTCAAAGAGATTATCGAAATCAGCCATGTGGCCCCCTTCAGACTTCGAAAGCCAGCCCCTTTGCGATCAAGTCGTCGGCATCCTGTTCAGATACGCGGATAATCACACCAGGCTCTACGATGGATACCGGTTCGTTACGCGTGGCATGCAGAGCGTCAATATGCAGGGTGGCCAGCGTTTCTACTGATACCAGGTCACCCGTTGTGGCCGATTCCGTTTTTACTTTTGCCACGTTAGCAACATTGCTGTCGGTGCTGTCGGTGCTGTCGGAAGCATTCTGCACGCCGTTTTTACCGTCAACCGAGATGGCGTCTCCATCCAGCTCCTCTTCAAGCTCAGCAATACGCATCGTTAGTTCCTGAATGGTGCCGCTGGAACTGACCTCGCGGTTAAGCTGGGTCCCAAGTTCATTCAGGCGGGCGACCAGCTTTTCTTTTTCTGTCATGGGAAATACTCCAGAAAGGTGGCCCGACAGGGCCACTGGGGGAAGTTATGCCAGTTTGACGGAGACGAATGCGTCAGGGTCTGGCAGCAGCATCAGCGGAGCTGACTGAATCATGGTGAATTCGCGCGCCGGATCCCCCGACTGCACCCAGTTTTTCGGGTAGCGTGTCGAGGCATTGATACCTTCGCGCTGGGCATCAGCATCAAGAATGCAGCCATAGGTACGGAGGCCACGGGCCTGTGTATTACCCAGAACCATCGTCAGATCCGGCAGATAGTTCTTTTTGACATCATTTTCGACGTACTGGCCGGAGTACACCACGATGGCCACATCGCCATACATACCCTTGTATGAAACAGCCATACCCAGGTCTTTCACGGCAGTTTCCAGCTCTGAGTTAGAACCCCGACGGGTGTCCAGTTTCTTCTCAACAGACTTGAAGGAACGGAACAGCGCCCAGCCCTTCGGATCGAACACAATGATGTTGATCACACCGCTGGCATTAAGCGCGTACGCTTCAATGTCATCGGTCGGGTCATACGTTTCTTTGTCGCGGGTTGACCATGCAGCCGCACCTGCCTGGACAATGTTGTTACCAGCGCTGCGACCCATATCGACTTCAACAGGCTCGAACGCTTCCCCGGTCATGGTGTATTTACCGCTGAGCACCGCCGAAACAGCCTGTTTCTCTTCGACCTGAGCAATCGCCAGCTCTTCATCCTTCATGTTCTGAAGGATGATGCGGCGACGGCGATAGACCGGGTCAGCGAGATTCTGCGGATCCTCATCCGGCAGGCGGCGGAGAGTCATCAGTGGGTTAACTTCGTGTTTCGGCTTCACATAACCTGGCGTGAATTCAGACGTGCTGCCGCCACGGGAGCGGATCACTTTGCCGGAGACAATCGGCGAGACGTAAAGCGCCATATTGACCAGGCCAGGAATTTGCGACAGGTAAACCTTCTCTGTACTGAAGGGATAGGTTTCGCGGAAAAAGATACGCAGGAAAAGCGGATCGAATTTGAATTTCTTCTCATTGACCGCCAGCAGCTGGGCAGTGGTGTAAACGGACATAGATATTTCCCGTAAAAAAAGCCGCGCAGGCGGCTTTTATGAATGATGATGGTTGTAGAAATGCGGATTAAACGATGCTGATTGCAGTACCGGCGAACGCGTTACGTTTAATGTTGTCGTCGGTGACGGCAGATGGCCAGAGGACATCTTCAATACGGAAAGAGCCAGATTTGTAAAATGCCAGTTCCGCGCTGTTCTGGTCTGCGGTTACAGCCAGGATGCCCATTGCCGCGCCAGCATGAGCACCATCCCAGACGGCCAGCTTGCCAGAAGTGGCATCCAGCATGAGCGGCGTCATGGCTGGAGTGGAAGCTGTCAGTTCGCCAGGACCATACGCAGTGTGCGCCGGGTCGCTGTTACCGAGCGGCTGGTTATGTGTGAAAACTTCAGTAATTGCCATGATAGCCTCTTAAACGGGGGTGTTTAACAAATCGTCAGCGGCATCAGAAGATGCGCTACCTGCTGGGAGTGCACCGGGTGCTGTTTCCATCAAACGATCCAGCGCCGTATCGGTACGCGTCTGGGCACTTTGCGGTGCAGCAGCCAGAATGCGCTGTGCGCTCTCTACCGTCATACCCGGCGTTTCGGCCAGTGCTCGCGCCTGTGACTCACGCCCTTTAGCCTCGTCGCAGTTTAGGATGCCCATGATGCGACTATTCTCTGCAGCTACTGCTGCAGTAACCTGCGCACTGACATCTACAGGGGCTGCTACGGAAGCAATTGTCGTGTCAACGGTAGTGGCCTGTTCAGCTGATGCAGTTGTCTGAGTTGCTGCCTGGTCAACTGGCTTAGTGGTCACAGCTGATGCAGAAGGTGATGGCATAGTTCCTCCAAGGGTTGTTTTTTTGCGTCTGTCGAGTGCTTCGCGCATCACGCCGAGCGCATCGGTATTGTTAACAAGTTCATCCGCCAGCCCGTTATCCAAAGATTCCTGGCCGGAGAATACTGCCGCTTCGGTGTCCAGCACGTCCTGAACAGACATGCCGGTATAAGCGGAAACCTTTTCGGCAAACATCTGACGAGTGGCATCGATACGCGTCTGGAAATCAGCACGCACATCTTTCGGAAGCTTTTCGTAAGGGTTGCCGTCGACCTTGCGATCGCCGCTGTAAATCAGCGTGACCTCAACGCCGTTAGTTTTGAGCGCAGCGCCATAGTTACTGTGCGCCATCATGACCCCAATGGAGCCGGTTCTGGCCGTTTGTGTGACCAGCCGTCGCGATGCCGAACTGGCTATAAGCTGACCTGCACTGCAGTTCATGTCATTGGCCAGCGCCCAGATGGGTTTGATATCGCGCATACGGGCAATAATGTCGGCGCAGTCAAACGCCCCGGACACCATGCCACCCGGCGTATCCATGTCCAGTAGAATGCCGTCGACGCCGGGGTCACTGATGGCCTGCTGCAGGCGAGCGATGATCCCGTTGTAACCCGTCATCCCGGAATAAGGCTGCAGCGCACGGGTTTTACTCACCAGAGTGCCGGAAACCGGCAAGACCGCGATGCCATTTGCCACCTGATAGCTTCGCGATGGTCGGGTATCCATGTCATCATCTTCACCAAACAGCGCCAGCGGTTCGGCTATTTGTCCGGCGTCAAGCGTGATGCCAGAGACGGTATCTGTCAGCCGGGTGATGCCCAGCTGACCAGCTAAGGCACAAAAGAAAACCCGCGCGTAGGCGGGTTCAAGCATCAGCGGCTCATTAAAGGCCATACTGGCGATATGCGGAAGATTACGCAGCTCGTGCGCCATCTTGCTCCTCCTCGTTTGATTTTTTCAGTCCAGCCTCAAAAGCGGCAGCGGCCCATGCCGGTGGTTTCAGACCCGCAGCACGACGCTCCATTGTTTCCCGGACCTGCTGGGCAAAAATCTCCTGATAATCATCACCGCGTTTGGCGCACTCTTTCTCATACGTGCTGAGACCAGCCTCAATAAGCATGACGGCTTCCTGCACCTCTTTCAGCCCGTCAATAGCCATTCGGCCAGAGCCAATCCAGCTGGCGTTCCCCCATGCTGTTCGAGCCTCCTGGAAACTGAAACGGGCTTTCGAAGGAAGCGTGACCACCCTTCTGGCAATCGCTTCTTCCAGCCAGCAAAGAAACATCTGGCAGGCCTGTCGGGACGCAACAAACTTGCGACGCCCCATAAAGTACACCCAGGACTCGTTAGCACTTGCGCGTGCGGTCGAGTAGCTCATCTGCGAATAGTTTCGTGAAAGCTGCTCATACGACACACCCAGCCCTGCAGCAATATAACGCAGCAGGGATTGTTCGAACGTTGAATAGCCGTTATCGGTATCCTGCGCCGACTGAAGGTTAAGAGAATCCCCCGGCAACAGGTGTGGGACCCTTGCCCCGCCCAGGCGAACCGGCGCAGCGGAGTAATAGGCTGCCATTTCGCCGAGCCAGCCTGTCAGTTTGCTCTGCTGCTCTTTATTATCCGCACCGAGGATAAAATCCATCGCCGATTGGGTATCCAGTTCACTCTCGATGGTGGCTGCATACATGGCCTTTACGATAGCGCTCTGGAGCTGGGTGTTTTGCAGGGTATCGAGCATTTTCATCTGCTCCATCACGCTGTAAAACGCATTAGCCCCACGGGTCTGTCCATCCTCCATCGGTTCGAATACATGGATAAACGAGGGGCGGCCACCAGGAAGCTCGCGCGGAATATAGGTCCAGTTCTGTGACATCCAGCCGGGGTATCCGTCGTCGCTGACGTAATATCCCAGCGCAGCACCACTGTTATTGATTTTTACCCCAGCGCGACAGTTCCGGGTATCACCGATATTGTTTGGATTACTGACGCGCTTCGGACTGACCATTTTGAACTGAGTACGGAAAAGACGCGTTGAATCGCTGTCCCAGGTCGCCTGCATGCATAATTCACCGTTAAACGCATGCATGGCCACACCTTCACGGATCATCATCGTAAAGGTTCGCTTGCGCTCAGCATCAATCCCGCAAAAATCATCCTCGGCATACTCGTTCCAGGCGGCTTCTACATCCCGCGAAAATGCGCGTGAATCCTCCTCATTGATGCCAAGATAGCGCCAGCTCGGTCGATAGCTGAGTCTGAAAAATGACCCGACGATGTGGTCCTGGTGGAGCTGCACGGCGTTTGCCGCATAGCCATTATTTCTGACCAGATCGTCAGCACGGGCATTTCCGCGCGAGAAGTTAGGCAGAAGAGCCGCATCAGCACTTTCGCTTGGTGGATTCCAGCCCCGCAACTGACCACCAAACCCTCCGCCGCCGCCATGATACCCCGCGTATTCCCGAAGGGATGTTTTCCCGTCAGGACCCACTAAAGATGGTATTTTCATACGTAAAACCTTGCAGGCCCCTGGCGTCGTGATGTGGTACCAACCTGAGATTCAAGGTCAGCAATATACTTTTTGAGATCGGTAACTGAGGTAGCTGTAAATTCCACTCTTCGGCCATCTTTCTGTACCGTCGCCACTCGTTTCCCCATCATCAGGTCATGTAACGCAGCGCGCGCGGCATCCAGTTCAGTCTGTGTTGCCATTATTCCTCTCCAGACAATGCCCGCGCGTAATCCGCCAGGGTCTTGTTATTGTTACGGGTGCCTTCTTCCTCCAGCAGGCTGGCAAGAAGTGAATCAAGGTTAAGCTGCCAGCGGGATATGCTGATACGAAGCGCCGCCAGTGCGTAAACAAAGCAGTCGAGAGCCTCATTTCGCCTTTTTTTGCTGTCCCATATGATTTTTCTCTTACCATCAACCCACTTTTCGACCAGTTCTTCGGCGGTCAGCTGCTGCGCCTCTGAAAGATCATAAATATCGGGGTTATTGGGGAAGTGAACGGCACCGGCCAGAGGCTCATCACCTTCAACGGTCAGCGTGAAGCGGTTATAAATCTGCTCTTTCGCGGTATCAGTACCCACTTCTGTCAGATAAACACCGTTTTTGTTGCGTTTGCGGGGCATGTTCGCCACCGGCTTTCCATAAACCGACGCACCCTTTATCGGGATCACACGAAACAGACCGTGTTTTTTCGAGCGGTTGTAAACGATAGTGGGGTCAATACCACCGATATCCCAGCAGATACGGGATATAAACATTTCTACGCCGTTCCGGCGTTTATATGTCTTGTTAATCGCCTCATCCACACGGGCAAGCGTTGACTCATCATCATGGCGACCCATGATGATTTGCCTGTCGATAAGCCAGCTTTCCTCACCCGGCCCCCATCCCCACACACGCATTTCGTAACGGTCGAGCTGGGAGTCAATCCCCGCTGTCAGATACGCCACTCGCTCAGGTACTGCAGCATCAAAGTGCTCTTTACGCTCTGCTAAAACGTCTGCATCGGGGCGATCACCGATTTTCGCTTCCCACGTTTCGCCCAGGGTGGTGTTCACAAATGTCTTGCGTTTACCCGTGTCGCCTTTCGTTTTGAACCAGTCTTTAACTATCTGTACCCAAGTGGTAAACGGGCTATAAGCTGTCCAGATGTGGAAAGTTACGCTTTCAGGTGGATCAATTTCAGCATTAGACGATGAGAACCAGCGAAGCCCGTCGCGCGTCCATATTCCGGTCAATTCGCAGATATAACGAGCGTTGGAAAAGTCCAGTTCATGTTGCTTAATGACACAAGCATTATGCTCGCAGAGGTAGTAGACCGTTTCGGCCTGCTCAGGCTCCCATTTGAAGCCGAAAGGCGTATCCCGGTCACCAAATTTAAGATACTGCTCTTCACCACAGTGCGGACATGCGACATGAAATCGCATAAAATGTCCGGACTCTTTTGCTGCCCGCTCAATCTGACACGTTCCACGCAATTTCGGTGTCGAACCGCGTATGGATTTGGGCCAAACAGAACCCTCGATACGCTTATCCCCCAGGAAGGTCGGCGAACCCTCTTTCTCAATATCAGCGTCAAACGCAGCCAGCTCATCGTATCCAACGACATCGACTGATTTTTCACGATAGTTCTTAGCCGATTTACCACCCAGGCACCAGAAGCCACGGCCATTGGTAAATCGCTTCATCGACAGCGTGTTATCCCTGTGCTTTTTCCCATACCAGGGAGCAAGTGATAACAGCGAGGGAACATCACGGATCGTAGGTTCAACGTGTGACTTCATGAAATTATCTGCGTCGCCGTCGGTCGGCAGCCACAGCAACTCATTACGTTGTTTGTGCTCGATGAAATAAGCAATGACGCCGAGTAGCATTTTCGAATAGCCTACTCGCGCCGACTTAATTACGTTAACAATGCGAATATAGTCGCTGCCCATCGCATTCATGATCGCGCGCTGAAATGGCAATGTTTCCCAGCGCCCTTCCTGATAAGCGGATTCCTTCGGAAGGTAATAATGCGCATCGGCCCATTCGACAGCTGTCATGGGTTCCGGGCGGTATAGTGATTTCAGACCAGCTTTTACCGCTGTTCGCAGATTAGCTACCTGACTGGTCGATATAATCATTCAACAACCCCGGAATCCGTTCATCCAGCGCCGCAGCCTTATTCATTGCCTTTATTACGTCCCCTTTCAGGAACTCGATATGCCGATTTTCCAGCTCAGGGAACCGGCGCTGCATCGAAAGGGGTATGCCATCCAGAATACTGGATATTTCAGCGGCAATTCTGGATAACACGAAGGTACAAAACGCAGTCTCTACGACCTCGCGACGCTTTTTCTCATTGGCCAGCTCAGCCGCATCCGCATTAGCACGAGTTAAACGCCAACGTTCATAATCAATATTGACACTATCATCGTCTTCTCCCGGCGATGGTTGTAGTTTTCGACTCTGGTGTTCGATGCGGTTATCAACGACTGAACGAACGTCAAAGAAGACTTCTCGCCCTCTCTTTTCTACTGGCTGGACACCCCATTTATCAAAGGCCTGGACGGATATTCCCAGCGAGGAAGCCATATCAGATTTATTCAATAGCACGGCCATATTCCCTCACCCGTTTTCAGCAATGATTAAACAACAACCTCATGTCCAAAATTTTCATATATAGCGAGAATCTGCGCGGACGCCGCCCCGTAACAGGGCGGATTGCCGGAAAGGACCCAAACGATAATGGTTATCAATTGTGTTTGAGTGCCTGTTGTTATTTAGACGTCTAAACGTCTACTTCGCTTGACTAATGCAGACCACATCAATCCACCATGGCGAAGATGCTTAGCCAGCTCCTTTTTTACAGACTCGGCAAAGCCCTGTTTCATTTCCACGATCTCCTTTGCTTGCTGGTTGATGAGGGCCTGGATGTTTTTATTAGCAGCATGGGTTGAAAGTGCATTTTCTAAAATGCTCTCGGTTATTGGATCTGGTGCTTCTATCGGAGACTTAAATTGATTGGCATTAACAGCTGCATTGCCCTTTTGCACATCAATACCAACGACCATTCCAGCTGCATACTGCTGGCCGTTCTCATTAAAATTATTCTTAGGATTGAATTCATAAGACGTTATATACGCGCCGTCTTTTTGGATTCGCCAGCCTTTTGGTTCTCCCGGTTTATCCCAGTTACCTATGCGTGCTTGTGGTTTTCCATCAGCACCATAAATAGTCGTGCAGTCTTTCTCAAAAACAATACGGCTGAGATTAGGCTTACGCTTATCCTTCACACGCATATGCTCCGGGAAGAAAGAAGCATCCCCCAAACTGTATGGCGTCGACCTTTCAGATCGTAATGCGCACTACCTGCCGGGCTTTTCAAAATGAGGCCATCATCGGTCATGATTACTCGCATGCCGAGCATCGCCTGTTGTAGCGATAAATATTTCATGGGTATTTCCTTTTAGGCGTGAGCCTGTCGCACGGCAAAGCCGCCGAAAGTTAACGGTTTGCCCAGGCTCACAGCTGAAAGACTTTCTTTGATGTGCGCGTGCGATGCGCATAAATGCCGCGCGATGCGGTTACTGTCTGAATATCAGGGTATTACTTCGTTTTAACCCCGGGTAAGGTAAGCATTCAGCCCGTCAGTGGTGGGACACTGATTCACGCAAAGAGGAGGAATGGCTGAATAACTCTTCGAAGGAAAAAGGATGATCACCAAAGTAAAAATCAAGTTTATTTCCCCTATTGATGGATCGGTATCAGATACCCCCACGGAGCATGCAATTCCCGTAGTTCCATTGACAGTATGGCCAAGTAGCTCAAAAGATATAAACGTTTATAAACCAAATGGATTGAAGGCTGGTGCCTACGCACTTATAGATACCGGAGCAGATCTTTGCTATGTGGATTCAGACTTTGCTGACGATTTAAAACTCCCAATCGCGGAAAAAACAACTGTGAGCGGAGCCACCTCAACAATAGAAACTACAGTTCGGCATGCGGTAATATCGTTCACTGAGGACGAAAGAGTTTTTTCAACAGAATTGACTTCAGTGCCATTGGTAAGTAACGGGAGAAAATTCCAAGTCGTTTTCGGAATGCAACTAATTAAAATGGGCGCCCTTACGATGGATTTTTCCAATCAAGTATTTGAGTTAACATTTTTTAACTAACCCCCCAGGGATACCTCCCTCTTTTGCAAGACTGGATAAGGGCATTGCTTTTGCTGTTTTCCTAGAATCGGTACCAGAATTGAGTTGCGATTTAATGTCTTTTAATTCGCTCTCAATTCTCTTTACACGTTCAGCTAAAGTCATGATTGCCTCTTAATAATCGCTTAACATCTACAAAGCCTTCCCGAAGACAATACATACCATTATCAAGCCCACCCGTAGATGGGCTTTGGAATGGCTACTTCGCTTTTGCTTCCGCTCGCTTACGCCGGCGCTCTTCTTTCCTCTCGGCTTTTGCCATGTCCATGAATGCCTGCATGATCGAGTTCCGCATCATGTAGCTAACAAAGTGATGATTGACACAGCCGTTGAGGCGCAGCTGCTCGCCAAACTCATCCACCGAGGCCAATGCTTCCATCATGCCCTTCTCGCCTTTCATGAACTCTGAGAAGTCGCGCCCCGCTCTGGAGGCGCATTCAATGACACGATCACTCATCCCGGAAGCCCGGGGATCGTAATCTGCAGCTGGTTAGCCAGGGAGTTAATCTCAGCGACCAACACTGGCTTCGTATAGCGCCATGCCGCCAGCCCTTGTCCGCAGAAACTCGCCATGTCTTTCTTCTGGTCAAACTCATGACATTTCATGTTGAGCTGCGCACTTAAGCTGTTGCGATGCTGAAGTTCTCCTGTGAAGTAGTCATCGAGGACTTTATAGGCCGCGTACTTGAACCCGGGGTTTAACCAAGCCGCATAATCGTAAGCAACAAACTTCCCGCCATATGTTCCACCGTGTACACCGCGCTCAGTAAAAACCACAGATTCGTGGTTTTTCTCCAGCTCGGCTAAGAACTCTTTGGTCTGCTTGTTTCGCAGGTAGTGGTAAGGCGATTCAGATTCACTTTTACCACTGGCTTTCCACATATCAGTGAGGCAGATCATGCCATCTTCACCGATACGAATTGGTTGATTGAAGAGGGTTAATGATTTCATAGCGTGTACCTACTCTTTGAAATGAACCTTTGCCGCACAGGAAACCAGCCCACCGAGGCTCGCCAGCACTAACTGGTATCCTCAAAGGCCCATTCCAAAGGGGCAGGTTCGGTGTAAAAAACATGCGTTGCGGTACGCATTTATTGCAAAAAGCCCCGCATCGCGAGGCTCATTAAATTGACTTTGTGATTTGCAAAAAAATTATTTCAGGCATTGCGTCCTGATGTATTCCTGCAGGTAGTTAACCTGCGCGGTTATCTTGTCGATTCCACTTCGGAGACGGTAATAATTGAGTTCAGCATCTGCTGTAAGTCCTGGGCTTTCTCCATCGCCCATGCTGCTGGCTCCGGTCGTTGACTTTGCACAGGTGGCGGCGACTTGCAGGCGCTTACGCCCAGCAGAAACATCATCACGGAGACTTTCGATAGTCGCATTAGCATCAGCAAGCTCCTTTGTGTATCTGGCGTCAAGTTCTGCTACATCACGTTGACGCTTCTGCATATCAGCGATGATAGACGTGGCTTTATCGCGCTGTTCTTTATAGGCGATGGCGTTATCACGGTAATGATTAACAGCCCATGACAGGCAGACGATGATGCAGATACCCTGGCGACGCGCCTTACGCGTTAACCAGCCTTCTGCTTCCAGCCGTGCGATAGCCGTTCTGACGGTACTCATCCCCGCGCCAATCTGGCGGGCAATGGTTTCAATTGATGGCCAGCACACACCTTCGTCATTACTGAAATCAGCCAGGCGGGCCATAATTGCCACGCTGGATAATTTCATGCCTGACGCTGCGCAACCATCCCATACATAGCCGGTTAATTTAGTGCTCATGACCGACCTCTATTTCCCTGAATTTACGACGAAACTGTTCGAGCGGGCTGAAGCACTCATACTCATAGCCTTCGCGGAGGTAGATAACCCGTTGTGTTTCCGGTTCCCAACGAATGACTCTGACGGGCACTCCGTAGTGATCTTTGAACCAGCGGTTAACTTGTCGCAAAGGACTGTCTCCTTCTGCCGGTTGAAATCACCCACAGCCCACTCAGCAAAGCTGTGGGTTACAATTTCCCTGTCACCTGGTACATTAACTGCATAGCAATACTCCACCTTCGCTTTTCCACCCGGTACAGGAAGCGCAATCAGTTGCGAGCGACGGTAGTGTGTTGTTAAACTGTTCATGCGTTAGTTTCTCCACAGTCACGACACGCCACGGCGCCCGGAGCTGCACACTCGCGGGCGTCATTACTTTCTGAAATGCAAAAGATTTTGTAGACCAGTGCTGCATGCTCCTGCAGCTTCGAAATTGAGAGATACAGCTCGTCGTTAATTGCTGTCTTCTCATGCGGTTCCACCACACCGTCTTCGATTGCCGAACGAATCTGTCTGGAATAACTGCCAATCTGTTCAATGACTTCCAGCAGGCGCTTGTTAATATCGGCGTTGTCCACATCCTCGACGTCAGGAAGAGACACAAAGACGCCATTTGCAGACTGCGCCACAGCGTCAGCAATGAAGTGAGTTCCACCAGCACGTTGCAAAACCATTGCCCATCCCAGCGGGAAAATCTGATCGCCATCGGCACGAAGGCGGTTAAATAATGCGTTCTCTGTTACATCCAGCCAGTCAGCAGCTTCAGCGTAACCACCCGGCAACGCCGCGATAGTTTTTCTGACAGCTTTCACGTACCACTCAGGCTGTTTTTCTACTTTCCAGTGATGCTTACCCACGGCTATCTCCTTAAAACTGTGGTTACTTTCCATCTGATAAGTCTTTAATCTTTTGAAAAATATCTGGACGTAATTTTTCTTTTGATACGCCAGTGGTCATTTCAATAAATATCGAGAGTTTTGCAGGGGGACGCTTTTCTCTGTTCAACCAGTTCCAGACATGTTGTTGCTTTACTAAACGACCACTGCTGGCTGTGAGCTTCCGAGCCAATTCTGATTGACCACCAGCCAGAGCGATTGCCTCTGATAAGGCTAATTGCTCAGGTGTCATAGCTTTCTCCTATCTGTAAGTAGTAAAGTTGTTGATAACTTCGATTATACAACTACAACAACTTTTATCACAACTTTTAGATGTTGGAAAGCTAAAACATAAAGTTGTAACCTCAATAAAAACGAGGGGGATATGTTGTGAAAACATTGGCAGAAAGACTAAAAAGCGAAAGAGAAAAAGCAGGAATGAGTCAGGCGCAACTAGCTGAAAAAATTGGGCTTTCACAACAATCCGTAGCGAAAATCGAGAATGGAGAAACTCAACAGCCTCGGAAAATTAAAGAGATTGCTAAAGTGTTAGGGGTTTCTCAAAAGTGGTTGCAATTGGGCATTGAGGATAACGCGTCTTTCCCAGACCTTGTTGTAAAGGAGGCTGAAAGTACAGCATTAGATCCTGACATTTTTGCAAACATTCCAGTCCTAGATGTCGAGTTATCAGCGGGTAATGGATGTTTGGCTGAAATAGTTGAATCAACTGTAGACTGGTTCCCGCTAAGAAGGATTGATTTAAGAAAAGCTGGTGTATGTGTCTCCAATGCAAAGATCGTAAAAATTTGGGGCAATAGTTTACTACCTGTACTTAACAATGGAGATTTTGTTGCTGTTGATGTTTCCCAAACGGTTCCTATTCGTGATGGGGATCTTTATGCCATACGTGATGGCGTATTACTTAGAGTTAAAATATTGATCAATTTACCTGACGGTGGTCTGATTCTAAGAAGTTTCAATAAAGATGAGTATCCAGATGAAATACTCACCTTCGAAGATAGGCGTTCAAGAATTCACGTTATAGGTAGAGTATTCTGGTCATCGCGCACTTGGTAATGCATCAAAAAACCTTCCTTCAGAAATTTAGTTACCATTATTACCCGCCTTTTCAATCTTCCTCCCGTGATTTGAGAGTTTCCAATCACGGAAGGAAAGTGTCCCTTGTGTAATTAAAAGCGCATCGTCCATACAACCTCCTTTTTTGATAACCCTTGCCCTCATTTCACATCCGTCAAAACCACATAAAGTTGTTGACAACAACCAAAACAACAACTAGATTACAACTTAAAGATGTTGCAGTAACGAACAGGCAGGACGCCCACGAAGTAGCCGCCGGTGGCATATGAATAACCGGATGATTCGCTGACAGAAAACTTAGGTTGGTGGTAGAGGTTTACATGAATCATTTATTCACATGCTCATTTTGCGGAGCAACCGAACTGGGAGCGATAAAGATCGTCGCAAAAGGTGGTAAGGACGAACCTGCCATCTGTTCGGAATGCGTAGTCACATGTGTAGAAAAAATGATCCTGACTAAAAAATCAGAGGCTGAAAAACCAACCTCTGATAACGAAATAATATCAGTCGATAAAAAACTATTTAAAGAGCTTCTTCAGCTTGTCCTCAACCTTCCTGATTTCGGAAGTAAGCTGGCTGCTGTTGACATTGATAGTAGCTCCACATCGACAAGTGAAACTTTTGTTCGACTTGAGCCAAGCGATTTTCTTCTTCGTCTTAGTGCCGCACTTAGGGCATGCGGGTAACGTAATTTCCTGGTTATCAAAAGCGCCCATAAACATCCCTCTTGGTTGTGTGAGAACACCAAGATACCACCGCGCCTGATGTGGTTAAAAGCAGGCTAAAGCAATAACAAGTAACTCCCTGTTCTGGCGGCCCGGTGTTTTCCCGTGTATTTCCGGTAACCGCCAGCCTTTTTCAGGGCACAACAGAAAAGGGCATCACCGGGCGACGGGCTCATAACCCAATCCACCCGGGCAAAAAGAAAGCGGTCTCTGCAAGCCGCCGACCAATGCAGGTGCCCTTCTCTGTTGTGTATGGAGAAACTAACTTTTTAGCGCCGGTGCAGAGGCGTTGAGGAACCGAGAATGAACAATCCGTTTTTCAAAAATATGTTGGTGTATCGCATTAGTCGCGATTTCACCATCAACCAGGAAGAGCTGGAACAGCAGCTTGAACTATTTCGCTTCACTCCATGCGGTAGCCAGGATATGGCAAAAACCGGTTGGGTATCACCACTTGGTCAGCTGTCAGATCGCTTGCATCACACTGTCAATAATCAAGTGTTGTTGGTTATTCGCCGGGAAGAAAAAATACTGCCATCTCCTGTCATTGCTGAAGAACTGCGCAAGCGTGTGTCGCGTCTGGAATCCGATCAGGGGCGTCGCCTCAAAAAAACTGAGAAAGATTCGCTGCGTGATGAAGTGTTGCACTCCCTGCTTCCTCGGGCGTTCTCCAAAAACTCGACTGTTAGTTTGTGGATCAACGTCACCGACGGTCTGATCATGGTTGATGCAGCCAGCGCTAAACGTGCCGAAGACTCACTGGCCCTGCTTCGTAAAACTCTCGGTTCTCTCCCGGTGGTACCGCTGACTATGGAAACGCCGATCGAACTAACTATGACCGAATGGGTTCGTTCCGGTAGTGCGCCTGCTGGCTTTGGCCTGGGTGATGAAGCCGAACTGAAAGCTATTCTTGAAGATGGCGGTATTGGACGCTTTAAAAAACAGACTCTGGTCAGTGACGAAATTCATGTGCATCTGGAAGCTGGCAAAGTAGTTACAAAGCTGTCTATCGACTGGCAACAGCGCATTCAGTTCGTTCTTTGCGATGACGGCAGCATCAAACGCCTTAAGTTCTCTAATGAGATTACAGAACAAAACGACGATATCGACCGTGAGGATGCGGCTCAGAGGTTCGACGCTGACTTTGTTCTGATGACCGGCGAGCTTATCTCTCTCATTAACGGATTAACAACCTCTCTCGGCGGCGAAGCCAAGCGATAAACACCAGGCAACAATTACCCCCATAAGCATGGGTTGGGTTGCTGCACGCTAAATTCAGCAATTCATTAATTTAATGGCGCGGTGCAGCGCGCCAATATGGAGAAAACCATGAGCTACATTCAGACATTATCCGGCAAACATTTTAATTACCTCGATATCCAACAGGACGATATCGTGATCGAGGATATTGCTACCGCGTTGTCTCATATCTGCCGCTTTGCAGGGCATCTTCCTGAGTTTTACAGCGTCGGCCAGCATAGCGTTTTAACCAGCCATCTCGTTCCGCAGGAGTTTGCCTTAGAAGCACTGCTTCATGATGCCGCCGAAGCCTACCTGCAAGATATTCCCTCACCGCTTAAGCGCCTGTTACCGGATTACCAGGTGATCGAAGCTCGCGTAGACGCTGCTATTCGCCAGAAATTTGGCCTACCGACGGAGCAACACCCAACAGTGAAATATGCCGATCTGGTGATGCTCGCCAGCGAACGCCGCGATTTTGAGATTGACGAAGGTTCCATTTGGCCATGCCTCGAGGGAGTTGTCCCAACGGATTTATTCATTATCAACCCAGTTCGTCCTGGCCAGTCATACGGCATGTTCATCAATCGCTTTAACGAGTTGATGGAGCAGCGCCAATGCGCCGCATGAAGGTAAAAGAACTCGTAGCGGAGGCGTTTGCCTCCGTTGCTGAATTGCCACCAAAGCATGCGCCGCTTATGCGCGAAGTCGCCACCAGACTGGACGCTACGTTCGCAGCATTAAAAGAGTCTCTGGTGCAACTGGAACAGGAACGTAAAGATAAAACGCCATGACCGTATTTGAATATCTCCAGGCTCATCCGAATACCACCAGCGGTGAAATCGCCAAAGGTATGAACAAAAAGACCCCAGCGGTCGCCGGAGCATTATCTCAGCTCTATGGCACCGGTCGGATCGTGAAGTCTGGTGTTCGCAAGGGTATTCCAACATACCGCATTAACGATATGCCGTTTGGTTGCAGTAACAGCCTAACCATGATGTTTAACCAGCTCTTGAGCAGAGCCAGACAAGGAGCAGCCCAATGACAGCACTCAACAAACAGGCGCTGCGTGAAGAATTCCAGTTCATGCAGGACAACTATAGCGACCCGGCAGACCACGATCGGCAGGTGATTTACATCGAGGCGGAGGCGCTGCTGGATGAGTTGGAAGCCAAAGACTCAACGATAGCAGCACAACAACATGAGATCCGTATGTTGCTGAATGCGCTTGAGGAAAAACCATGCCCGAAATGCAACGACACAGGAATGACTGATAGTGGCGGCACGCAGCCATGGGGCGAGCCGATTGAGATTGAATGCGACTGCCGACAGCAGGATGCCAACACCGCAGAACTTGTAGCCGCTGGCATTGGCGTGAAGGGGGAGTGAGATGGATAAATTAATCAAACCTACCGCCAAAGGTAAATATGACGGTTCATGTGATTATCTTTGCTCGGAAGATGCGCGATTCATCGTTATGCGCGGCGATTATACGGAAGCGGAAATAATTCAGGCTTCTGTGTCCCAAGATGTAATCGACTCGGATGGTGCGGCTGATTTTGCAAGTAGCGCCCGCTATTATCAGTGCTGGTACAAAGTTAGCCCAATAGGTGGTCAGGATGGCTATTCAGGCTGGCATCATCCTCGTGATTCGCCGTGTCGCGGTGCATATTTCGCATCAGTTTTGCAATGGGATTAAGGAGGACTAACCCATGACAACTAACAACCACCCGGCGCACGGTCCTGTATCACTCGATCGCCTGCACCAGATACGCGAACACCTGCTGCATGATACCCAATACTCAAACGGCGGGAACAGAGCCTACATTCTCGCTGATGTATTGAAGGTGATTGATGGGGCTATTGCCCGCGAGCTGGTACGCCGTGAGCATGCAGCGTGGTCACAGGCTACTTTCGGCGATGTCGGTCCAGTTGGTCCGCTGAAGCACCTTTCCAAAGAAGCGCTCGAGGCTGCTGCTGAACCAGGCGACCTTAGCGAATGGGCTGACATGCAATTCCTGTTATGGGATGCGCAACGTCGTGCCGGTATCAGTGATGAGCAGATTACCCAGGCAATGATAAAAAAGCTGGCTATAAATAAGGTTCGCCAATGGCCTGAGCCGAAAGACGGGGAACCTCGATTGCATATCAAAGAACAGTCAGAGCAGGAGAAAAAATAAGAATGTTTAGCCTGATTCGGCGCGGTCAAATCTACACGGACAGTAGCAACTGGCCCGTAATTATCCATAGCTGTAGTGATCACTCGGTCCGAATTAAACGCAATGATGGCGAGCTGAGAACGATTAGCATCAAACGCTTTAACGAAGATTTTGAACGAGTGGAGCATGATGAGTATCGCAAAATATGTGCCGAAATAGAGCAGGAAACAAACCTGAAAAACCTACGTGCGATGCGTCGCGGCAAGATTACTGAATAGCCAAACAGGAGAATATTTAACGTGAACAACTTAATGATCGACCTTGAGTCCATGGGCAAAAAACCGAATGCCCCTATTGTCTCCATTGGTGCCGTATTCTTCGATCCGCAAAGCGGTGAACTGGGTCAGGAGTTTTACACCGCTGTTAATCTTGAAAGCGCTATGGAGCAGGGAGCGGTGCCGGATGGTGACACTATTCTGTGGTGGTTAAGACAAAGCTCAGAAGCACGATCAGCAATCTGTGTTGATGATGCGATGCCGATATCATCTGCCCTATCTGAACTGAGCCATTTCATTAATCAGCATGCAGACAATACAAAATATTTAAAAGTCTGGGGTAACGGGGCCACCTTCGACAACGTAATTTTACGTGGAGCTTACGAGCGAGCAGGACAAATCTGCCCGTGGGCGTACTGGAATGACCACGATGTACGCACGATCGTTACGCTTGGGCGTTTCATCGGATTCGACCCCAAAATGGACATGCCTTTCGATGGCGAACGGCACAACGCCCTGGCTGATGCTCGTCATCAGGCAAAATATGTTTCCGCTATCTGGCAGAAATTAATTCCTGCCACCAGCACAGAATTATGATTTTCCCGGGTGCAGCCGGTTTTGATGGAGAAAATTATGAACACCTTGTTTTTACTGATGGCTGAATTCAATACCCCTAACATTGAACTCTCAGCAGTTAGCCAAAAGTACTTTGGCATGAGTCCAGCCACGGCAGAAGCAAAAGCAAACGCTTGTAAGTTGCCCGTTCCAACATATCGCATCGGCACATCACAAAAAGCAAAACGTTGCATCAATATTCAGGATCTTGCGGAATACATAGACAAAAGACGAGAAGAAGGACGTATCGAGTGGGAACAGGTCAGAACAGGCAAACAGAAGGGCAAAGAACATCACTAAAGAAAAAACCCGCCTAAAGGCGGGTTTTCAAAAAGCACCAGCTATGATCATGCTGCTTTGCGACGACGAAGCTTACCCTGCTGCTCTTTACCAGAGACAGTAGCGTGAGTGAACGCATTAGGAGCAGCCTTCATCAGAACTTCAACAGCAGCACCCATACCTGCGAATGCTTTCATTGTGTCGAACTTAACCTGTTGCTTGGTTGCTTTTTGATCTTTCATAGAAAACTCCCGAGACAGTAAAGGCGTCTCTAACCCTCTCTTTAAAGCTAGCTTGTTTAGCTAACTTATGCCAATCGATCATGTCGATTGGTGACATCGTTTCTTAGTAGTTTAAGCACAAAACGACTGCCATAGATGTACCTTTAAGGTAATCTGGACGGGTATCCTACAATTTGTAGACCCTTCTCGTCTATACCTACTGAGCAAATTTAAGAAAGATATCCTGCAGCTCATCAATGACTGCAGACATCACATAACCGCACTGTTCCATGCGGAAACCAAAAGACTCGTAATACTGCACCAGTTCTGGTACTGGCTCTACAATGTGGACAACTTTACATTCAACAGCTTTACAAAATATAAAAGCACTCATAAGAGTGAGTAAAACCATGCGCCCTTTCAATGGGTGAGATTCATCTTCTCTAGAAAACCTTTCGATCATATGGATACGAAAGATGTTTTCTTCAACCCCATAAACACAAATTGCTGCTCCTGATGGTATTCCCTGAACCCGACCTTGCTGAACAAGTTTTATGCAGAACTCATACTTTTCTCTGGAGTTGCCATAGGTGCTTAACGCATAGTCCCATTCAAGCTCACCATAGCCACCACACAGAATCTTGTAATCATCATCACTGAGCGGACCAACAGCAAGAGGTAAGCCGACATGATCAATAATCAACTGGATATTGTTACGTACAGATTGACCTATCTCGTCTAGGGTAAGCATCATAGACTCTCAAGCGGAACACTAAAAATCTCATTATATCTCATTCTGATGCCCCGCATGGATTACACCTTGAAATGAAAACACCGGGTTCCCAATAGGCTCCCACAAAGTGTATAACTACTTGTTTTTCAAAAACGGTACATCCTATCGAGCATTGGTGCAACGCTAAACCGACCACTCCAGTGAACGTCAGTTTTTTCAGGCATTGCGCTGGTTTGGTTGAT